GGGTAAATCCACGTTGTTAAAGGCCATTGGCGCATTGTTGACCGGCCAACGCGACGACGTGTTGCGCAACGGCGCATCCAAGGGTTTTGCCAAAATGGTTGTGGGCGACGACGGCGAAGAATACGACGTACAATTGTCGTTCACGGAGGCGAACCCACGGGGGACGTTGACGATCAAGCAGAAGTCGACAGGGATGCAGACAAACAACGTCTCGATGTTGCAGAGGGTTTTCGGGTATCAAGATTTCGACGCCGTGGAGTTTTCCAGATGGTCGGAGACCGCCGAGGGAAGGCGCAAGCAGATAGCGGTCGTTAAGTCCTTGCTCCCGGATGATGTCAGAGAGAGAATCGAGGCTATCGACAAAGAGGTGGCCGGGCTGAAAGATGAGCGCACCGGGGTCAACCGTGACGTCAAGACTTACGCCGGATTCGTCAAGACAATCGAGAATCAGCTACGTCCGGGGGACGTCGAAAAATATGCCTCCCCGGTTGACGTTACTGACTTGATGGAGCGGCAAAGTAAGAATATCAAGCTAATCGAGAAGGCCAAGACGGTGCGTTCGATGATGGCGCAAAGGAAAGAGCAATTAGCCGCCATTCCGGGACGGGAGAAAACTATCCGGGAAGAGACGGAGAGGGCGAAAGCTAATCTCGCCTCGGAGGTGGAGACCGCCCGCAAAGCCTATGAGGCGGCGAGGAAATACGCCGAGGAACAAACGGCAATCCTCGAAAAGGAAATGGCCGGGGATTTGGAGAAATTACTGGTCGAGAAAGCCGATTACGAGGACAGGATCAAGAACGCCGCCGGATGGCTGGAACAATATGAGGCGAGCGGCGTTGAGAAAGCGGATATTTCGGGACTTTTGGCCGAGGCCGAGGAACATAACAAGCGCCATGCTTTAGTGCGGGAATACGGCGAGAAAATGGCCGAATATCAGAAGATAGCCGCCAAGTCCGCCGGAATGGATAGCCGTATCGAGAATCTGGCTTTCGAGAGGGCTGATCTCGTCAAGAAGTCGAAACTACCTGTGGAGGGTTTGACATTCACGGACGAGGGTCTGGAGTTGAACGGTGTTCCGTTTGTCCCCGGCAAAGTCAGCGATTCGCAGACTATGGAGATAGCGGCGAAATTGGTTATAGCGTCTAATCCGACCGTCAAGGTGTTCCGAATTGCCAGAGGCGAATCACTCGGGGCGAAGCGTCTGCAAACGATTGTGGATATTGCCCGTAAGAACGGCTTCCAAGGCTTTATCGAGCAAGTCCAGAGGGGACAGGAAGAAATGCGTGTCGAGGAATACACGGAGGCGTGATGCGTGATTTATTACACAAATTGATAGCGGCTAACCGGGCGAATAATATAGCCCGGAAAGCTGCCAATAAGTACGACGAGGTCGTAGGGGCTTGCGCCAAGGTGTCAGAGGCTCATCGGGGACTGTCTTTCAATGTCCACAAGATTACGCCTTTTAATTGGCCAAGGGTCGAGCAGATTGACAAGCCGAAAGTAGTGGTATTGTCCGAGGGAGTTAATTTCGTGACGATCAAGGATGGGAAAATTTACAAATTGGACGTGCGATGAAACAAGAGACGCTAAAGAAGATAAGTAAATGCAAGGCGTTGCAGGGTATGACGGTCGAGGATGTTGTCAAGTCTGACCGTTTCCGTGAGAATCTGGCCGCTTATTTGACCGCACAACGAGAGGATCGGAAGGCGATTCGTTCCAGCTATGCGGCGATGAGAAAAGCCTGGGGCGCAAAGGGCTACAAATTGCCAGCACACGTTATCGACAAGTTTATGGATTGCTCGGTCGAGGAGTTCGCGAACGAATATCTTAAAGTTTTGTCGAAGATGTCTCCACGTCCAATGAGGGAACGGCAATATATTGGCCAGCTCGGTCAACAGGCGTATAATTTGACGATAGCGCAAATTGTGGTTGATGAGTTCCCGGAGACTGCCGAGGAATTGATCCCCAAATCAAAGTCGAATTGATGATGGACAAAATTAGCGAATCTGGAGTAATCACGGTAAGCGGCCAGCTGCGTATGCCGATGGACAGATTAAATGCTTTTTTCCAGAAGCACAAAGGCGAGCGGGTGGTTGTCAAGTTCGAGGCGGCGGTTCCCGGCTCGTCAGAGGCGCAATTAGCGTATTATTATAACTATATCATTCCGACAGTCCAGATGGCGTTATACGAGACGGGAGAGCGCAAGACGGAAAAGCAGGTCGATTTGTGGCTGCGTCAAAAGTGCGGAAGTTGTTATAACGATTATGGTGGATTGCTGGAAGCCCGGCAGATGTCGAAGAATGATTTTTCGGATTTTCTTGAATGGCTGAAACAGTTTGCGGCGGAAAATCTCTACGTTTATATCGAAGACCCAAAAACAATTTAATATGCGAAAAATTAATCCAAATGATTTTACAGGCTACGTTATAGCCGGGAACGGCTGGCGGTATCATATTGACGATTTTAAGAGAGCCGTACATGAGTTCTCGGAACTGACGACCCACGCCACGTTATTCGGCATTAAGCCGACAGGAGTGGAAGCCATAATCGATACGAAATGACGACGGAAAATATTTTGTTTTTTGACACGGAGACGACCGGGATTCCGGACAAGTCCGCGAAGTGGGATACGGATTATATGAGTTATCCGCACGTCGTTCAGATCGCTTGGATTTACAAAGGCGAGAAGTTTAATTATATCATTCGCCCGGAGGGGTGGGAGATTCCAGAGGATGCGACCGCCGTGCATGGGATAACGACCGAATATGCTTCGGAGCATGGAGCGCCATTTGCCGCCGTTATTGATAAGTTTATATCGGATTGCCATTCAGCCGGATTGATCTGCGGGCATAACGTCCACTTTGACACGGGGATTGTTAAGGCGAACATCTTGCGGGAATTGGGACGGGCATACTACGACGCCGAGAACGTCGAGGACGCCTTATTCAAGGGCAAGAGGATTGACACGATGCGCTCGTCGATGAAGTGGGTCGATGCCCGCAACGGTTGGGGAAGGCTGAAGTTTCCGAATCTTGGGGAACTTTATGCCCGTTGTTTCCCCGGAGAGACATTCCCGGCGCATGACGCTATGGAAGATACGCTGGCGGTAGCACGTTGTCTGCCTGTCTTGGTCGAAAAGGGGCTGGTCGAGTTAAAGGTCAAGGAATATGCGGAGGCCGGAAAGGTCACGTTAGATAATATTATCGAAGCTACTCGAAAGATGTCCGAATTCGCGCGGGGGATGGGAGAGTCCACGGAAACGGCCAAAAACGCCCCTATTTCGGCAAATAATTCCGAGGATGATAAATTACCTATCCAGACGGAGAAATGCCCGGAGACGGGAAATTTGGAAAAAATAAGCGACACGGTGGACGTGTTGCTGGATCAAGATAATTTTTAATGATATGCCAAAAACGATTACATTTCACAACACGCCGGGGTTTTATTTGGAATACACGAAAAACTGGCTGGCGCACCAGCGCAAAGAGAAGGCGAACCCCGCCGAGGTGGCGATAGTCGAGGACTTGTGCCAACTCGTCGAAATCGCTGTTAGTGTCCTGCAACCGCAGCCGACGGCATCGGCTAACGATAACAAAAAAAGTTAAAACATGGAAGGCAATTTGCAAGCGATCCCGTCCGAGAAGGATTTTAATCTTTCGAAGGTAAAGTTGTTGCCGACGGGAGGCATCAAGGTTAATTATCAGATCACGCAAGTTATCGAGGGCGATGCTTCGGTCATAGACAGGGACGAGACCTGCGACCGGGACGTGCATCCCGATTTGCTGGGATTGTTCGAGGACTTGCGGAGCATAGTGGCGAGGGTGTTCAACGTTACGGCCTTCCTGTCGTTTCTGGAGTCGCCGGAAATGAAGTTGCCGGACGGGAAAAAGGCTTTGGCCAGAGAGTTCGCCGATGGGCTGCTTGAGAAAATTGACGTGCGTGGCGTGTCGTGGTCTGGTTCTGACGAGAATGTTGGGGTCGTGATCACGGCGGTTATGGAAACACCTAACGGGTTGAAGTCCGTAATCAACACGCCAAGGATCAAGCTCGCACAAATCTCCTTCGGGTTCGAGGAGGAACTTGAGGCGATAACGGCAGCTATCAAGGGGGAGATATACGCCTACTTATTCCGTGGGAAACAGGCGCAATTATCCCTGTTTGGCGAGACGGTGGAGCCGGAAAATGAGTTGGACGGCCAAGAGTAACGAGCGATGAATCCTGTTGCGATTGACACACGGGCGGAGTATGACTATTGCGTGGCGAGGGGTTACGAGCCTTTGATTGACCGCCGTTTCAAGATGGATATTCGGCTTCGTGTGTCAGTCCAGCGGGAATTGTTCGGGGACGGCCATTCCCCGGCGGAGAACGAGAAATTTTACCGTTGGTGCTGGGATCATTACCCGCACATTTGTTCGGAGACTATGCGGCCATTACGGGGCTATTCCGCCGTTTATGTGTCGCACGTTCTGACGAGGGGGGCGCATCCAGAAATGGCGCATGATCCACGGAACGTGAATATACTCTCGTTCGAGGCACATAACAGGTGGGAGAATGGCGACCGGGTTAACATGAGGATTTATCGTTCGAATATGTTGTTAATCGAACAATTAAAAAGCGAATATGGTTCCGAAAAAATTTGAGGGCGCGAATGTTATTTACGGGGCGAACCAGCCCGAATATATCCCGCTTCCAGCCGAGAAGAGAGGGAAGGAGCGCACGGGCGAGGTGTTGACTTGTTGGAGGCTTACGGACGAGGAAAAGGCGTTGGTACAAATGACGGGCGAGATATGGCTTTCGACATTGACGTTTGGCCAGCCTTTGCAGCCTGTTTCACTATCGGCCACAAGGCCGGAAATTTACGACCCGGAATGAAAGACTATACGGAGACAATCAGACGCTCGGTAAAGAGGGACTTCGCAAAGGCCAATTATAAGAGGCTCGGACAGTCCCCGAAAACCCCACGCCCGAAGCATATCCGAAGGGTCGTCGGCATGACTGACACGAGCGGTTACGCCAAGTTCAGACGGCTCGTTGTCGGGAAGCTGATTCGGATTCTGGGGAGGTGGGACGGCGGAGGCTGGTTCGTCCAATTCGTCAGAGACGAGGATCGCAGGGCTTTGAACCGAGCCGCCGGATGGTCAAACGATAAGTCGGTTTATTTGTTAGATGGTGTAAAATTAGATTAAAAAACAAAAAAATGAATAAGTGCATACTTAAAGGGAACGTCGGGCAAGACCCAAGGATCACGACGTTCAAGGATGGAGGCAAGGTGGCGCAATTCACGTTGGCCACGACCGAGAGAGGATTCAAGACCAAAGACGGAAGGGATATTCCAGAGCAGACGGAATGGCATAACATCGTCGTCAAACGCACGAGGCTTGCCGGGGTATGCGAACAGTATGTCAAGAAGGGTACGCCGCTTTTGGTAGAGGGCAAAATCCAGACGAGAAGCTATCAAGACAATGCCGGACAAACCCGCTACGTCACGGAGATAATCGTCGAGGAAATGGAATTGCTCGGAGGTCAAAAGAGGGAGCAAGCGCCAGCCCCGACGCCGGATTACACGCCCGCCGGAGATTATGAGCCGATGTCTGACGATATGCCGGTATAGTTGAATTTGGTACGTGGCGGAATAGGTAGACGCTATTACGGACGTAGGCTGGATGTGGTAAAAGTTAGGCGTGGAAGGAAATGTCCACGGGAGGAACCGGGCGAAAAGGAGACCCGGACGTAGGTGAACGAAGCAATCATTTCTGCGGATACCAAAACCTGCACTAACGGACAGTTAGCAACCTGTCGATTAAGAATGCTCGATACGCAGTCCCAAGTCAGCCATGCTCGGTGCAAATCCGGGCCGTACCGCAATATTAATTAAAAATTATGCAGATAGATAAAAGAGATTTTAATCCGGACGAGCATGAGGTTTTCAAGGCTTTGACGGTTAAGCAGCCGTTTGCGGATTTGCTGACGGTGGCCGTCCGGGTTGATGATTGGGGCATATACCATGCCGCCAAGGAGATCGAAGTCCGAAGCCGCAAAACCAATTACCGGGGCGATATACTTATTTGCTCGTCTGCCGAGCCGGAGATACCGGGAAGGATGAGCGGCGTTACCTGTGGCTTCGTCGAGTTGTATGAAGTGAAGCCTGTCGAGGAATTTACGCCGGAGGATTGGGCGGCAACCTGCATCCCGGAAGCGTCCAGACCGAAGACGGGTTACGGGTGGCTTGTTAGGCATCCCCGTCGGGTCGTGGAAATGCCGATAAAAGGCCAGCTCGGCGTGTATAATCTGATAGTTCCGAAGGGCGATATTACTGTTTATCCGCAGGAAATGGCGCTTGGCTCGGATGGGTGGGAAATGATAAAAAAACGGATAAAATGAAGATATTAATTTTGAGAATGGCAGCAAGGCTCGGAATCTGGATGCCGTGTTATAAGGTTATGCCGGACAAGATTGGCTTCGGGCGTGTGCTGGTAAATGTGCGATTCTTGACGGAGGCGGGCGAAATTAGGAATGAGACGAAAATCGCCGAACATCTGGGACGGGAATGGGTTTTCGAGGAAGTCGGGCTAAAAGAGTGGTATCGTGAGCAGGCGGTATTAATTACTCATTGGCGCAGGCTTCCATTAAAGGGACGGGAATGAGCAAAAGGGATGATTTTACGGGGATGAGGTTCGGGAGGCTTCTCGTCTTGGGCTTTGAGGGTACGACATCTTCGGGCAACGCCATTTGGAAAGTGCGCTGCGATTGTGGTGTGGAGTTCGCCGCACGAGGAACAAATCTAAAGAGCGGGAACACGAGGTCGTGTGGATGTCTTCGCAAGCGAAAATCATAAGAAAATGCCTTGCTGGTATAAATGGCATAAACGCCGGGTGGCGGTAAATCTGGATTGCTCGTCTGCCGCGCTGGAGATCCCGGTTCGATTCCGGGGCAAGGCTCGAAAAAACAATTTAATTCGTTATATTTGCGGAAAACCGAGAAGATATGGCAAAAAAGAACGAAGGCACGGAAGTGGTTGAGAAGGTCGTGATGCGGCCTTTGGCGGACTTGGTTCGCAATCCCAAAAATCCGAGGAAAAGTGATCCGCAAGGTCTAAAGGATTTGTGCGAGAGCATAAAGCGTAATCCGGCATATTTCAACGCCCGTCCGATCCTGTTGAGTGACAGGACGGGCGAGCTGGTTATAATAGCGGGGGAGCGCAGGAGCGAGGCCGCGGCTATTCTGGAAATGACGCTCGTCCCGACAATCTTGATGCACGGCTTGACCGAGGAACAGGAGGACGAGATCATGGTGCGGGATAACACGCACGCCGGAGTATGGGATTCGGTCAAACTCTCGGAATTGTCGCAACAATGGCAGGGGAAAATCCCGATTTGGGGAGCGCCGAAAGAGTGGAACAAGGTCGAGGAAGAGAAATATACGAGAAAAATAATCTCGCCCGTTTATGAGCCAAAGGGCGAAAATCCGGACGTGAGCGAATTGTTTGATACCCGCAAATATGATGAGTTAGTCGGGGATATAAACAAGGCAAAAATCAAAGACCCGGAAATAAAGGAGTTTCTTTTATTGGCGGCTACCAGACACGTCGTTTTCAATTATGAGAAAATAGCCGAATTTTACGCCCATGCCTCGGCCAAAATACAAAGATTATTCGAGGCTTCCGCTCTTGTTATAATAGACTTCGATGATGCGATAGGGGGGGGGTATGTGAAACTTTGCGAATCCTTGATCGATCAATATAAAGCCGAACAAAATGATTGAGGATTTCGTCGTATTCATATTGACGCACGGAAGGGCTGACAACGTGCGTACATACGAGACGCTTAAACGTCAAAACTATCATGGCCCGGTAGTCTTTGTCATTGACGACGAGGACGAGCAAATGACGAGATATTTCGGGAATTTTGGCGAGGAAAACGTGGAGGTTTTCTCGAAGACCGAGGTGGCGAAGAAATTTGACCGGGGAGATAATTTCGACAAAAGGGGTGCAATCATATACGCCCGTAATGCCTGTTTCGATATTGCCCGGAAGCGGGGCTTTCGTTACTTTATAGAGTTGGACGACGATTACACAAGTTTTTCGTATCGGTTTAACGAGAATCTTGATTTTGTGGAGACACGAATAGATAATGTCGAGGAGATATGGCGGAAGATGCTGGATTACTTCAAGGCGACGCCACGTTTGTCCTCAATAGCGATGGCGCAAGGCGGTGATTTTATTGGAGGTGGCCGAGGTAGTTTTGGAAAACTGAAGCCAGCTCGGAAAGCGATGAATAGTTTTATTTGCGACACGGAAAGACAATTTAACTTCGTCGGGACGATTAATGAGGACGTGAACACGTATACGAGCAAGAGCCATGTAGGATTGCTTTTCTTGAGTATCCCACTCGTGTGTTTGCACCAAATCCAGACGCAAAAAAATGCCGGAGGAATGACGGATTTATATCTGGATTCGGGAACGTATGTCAAATCTTTTTATTCGGTCATGTATTGCCCGTCGGCGGTGAAGGTGGCCGTCATGGGAGGTGACGCGGAAAAAAGGCTACACCACAATATCTCGTGGAATAATTGCGCCCCGAAGATTTTAAGGGAAAATTATCGTAAAATTAAATAGTTATGCCAGCGGGAAGAAAACCGAAATATTCGCCCGAAAGGATCGCCCGGATATGCGAGGCGATAGAGCGGGGAGAGACGTTCGAGACCGCCGCCAAGATAGGCGGGATCTCGACTTGTATCTTTTACGAGTGGAAAAACACGAAAGCTGAATTTGCTGAGGCGGTAAAAAGGGCGAAGGAGGCTTTCGAGGATTGGCAGCTAAACGGAATTTTGGCTGACGCCAAGAAGTCGCTAAAGACTTTGATTTGCGGCCTTGAGTATGACGAGACAAAGACGGAGTACGAGAACGACAAAAACGGCAATCCGAGAATCCGCAAGCAGACAGTCGTGAAGAAGCGGATAATGCCAAGCCCGACGGCTGTTATATTCGCTTTATGCAACCGTGACCCGGAGCATTGGCAGAACAGGGTCGCACAGGATATTACGGGCAAATTGGAGACGGAGGCGAAGGGTTCCGGGGTGTCCCTTGCCAACGTGCCGGACGAGTTGCTGGCGAAGGTTATTGACGCGATCAATGGCAAATAATTTCGAGATAACCGACGGGCCGTGCGAGGATGAGGATATTATCGTCATTCATTTGGGGCGGGTGTTGTCTGAATTGGAATATAATGCCGTTGTCGATTCAATCGTGAAAATGCTTAATAAAAGATTCCCGGATCAATCGTACAAATTGCCGAGTTAATGGATTTCCAGACGTTGCAGATAACGAGGGCTTTGGCCGAGAATCCGGCGCTATTCCTTCAAGAGGGAGCGCGCCGGAACTTGCTTTGGTTCACGCAGTATATGCGACCACAGTTCCAAGCGACCCCGTTCCATGTGGCGTATTACAAGATTCTGGAAAGGTTCGCCCGTAAGCGAATAAAGAAGCTAATTATAGAAGCCCCGCCGCAGCATGGGAAAAGCGAGGGGTCGAGCCGTTGTCTTCCGGCCTATATGCTGGGACTTAACCCGGACACAAAAATCGCCATTTGCTCGTATGCCGCCACAATCGCGAAAGACTTTAACCGTGATGTCCAGAGGATAATCGACAACGAGAGTTACCATGCCGTTTTCCCGGAGACGTGTCTGAATAATTCCAACGTCGTGACGGTGGCGAATAATTACTTGCGTAACTCTGACGTTTTCGAGATTGTCAATCATACAGGGTCGTTGAGGGTTGTCGGTCGTGGGGGGGCTTTGACATCAAAGACCGTGGACGTGATGATCTTTGACGACTTGTATAAGGATTCGTCGGAAGCCAATAGCCCGGTTATAAGGGTGGGTGCGTGGGATTGGTACACGAAAGTCGCCCTGTCGAGGTTGCACAATGATTCGCAACAGTTGATAGTTTTTACGAGGTGGCATCCGGAGGATATTATCGGCAAGATAATCGAGAGCGAGCAAGTGATATTCGCCGAGCGATGGAGTGATCTCGACAACGTGCCGGAGGGGGCTTGGGTGCTGGTTAATTTCGAGGCCATAAAGACCGGGGAGCCGACCGAGATAGACAACAGGCAGAAGGGCGAGGCGTTGTGGCCGCAGCGGCATTCTTTCGAGCGTCTGGAGGCGCAAAGGAAAATCGATCCCGTGGGCTTTCAATGCCTGTACCAAGGAGAGCCGGGGAGCGCCGAAGGACGGCTATACCAGCCGTTCAAGACTTGGGTCGATAAGTCTGATTGGGGGACGTATGTGCGCAGCGGTTGTTACGTTGACGTTGCTGATGAGGGCGACGACTATTTGTTCGCGGCGTCGTATGACATCTATCGGACGGATAACCAGATTTGGAACGAGAGCGCGAAGCGTTTCGAGCCTTTGGTCTTCGCTTTGATCACTGACGTTGAGTACACGGACGCTCCGGCTGACGTGACGACGGTGACCGTGCCGAGACTGATTAACGCCAACAATGTGCAAAAGGCATGGATTGAGTCGAACAATGGTGGAAGCCAATTCGAGAAGGTCGTGAAAAAGAAAGTCCGGGCGTTGACCGTCCCGTTTTTCCAGAACGGCAACAAGGAATCGAGAATAGTGACTAACGCACCGTTCGTGAACCAGCAAATAATAATGCCGTTCGGGTGGGAGGATCGGTACAAGAAATTCCACGACCATATAACGGGATTCCTGCGCAAGTTTGACGCGAACGATCATGACGACGACGCTGATGGTCTGACAGGGATTTACGAGAAGGAGATAGCCGGGGGCAACGTGAAGCCGTACAACGCAGCGAGCAGGGGGGTGCGTGTCCATTAAGGCCAAAATCCGGCATTTTGGCGGCATTTTCTTTTCTGGACAAGTAATTTATCATTTTTAAAAATAAAACGCCTTAAACGTGAAATTTGTGAAAAATAACTACATTTGCGATTGGAAGCGGCAAAGGGTCAGCCGTAGAAGTCAAATCTAATAAACTGTTTCGATTATGTCTTTAATTTGCCAATGTCCGGCCGCTGCCGCAATCGAGAACGTCCCTAACGTTACTTGCCCGGAGAATTTCGGCCAGATTCAGAAGGTCGCCTTCCAGAGATTGACGAAGGCCGACGGTTCTAAAAACTCATTTAGTTCGACCGCGTCGATTTTACTCAAGGCTTCGTGGACGGCTTTGCTTTCTTCGGCCGACGGGTCAAAGGTGGTCGTAACCCCTTACATTAATGCCCCCGCGGATTCCGGCGGAGACGCCCGTATGTCTTCCGGCGGAAATGATGATCTCGGAGGCATCGCCGAGGTTCTGGGAGGCGAGCCGGTTCAGTTTACAGGCCAGCTTCGCGCCATTCCGCAGTCGGTGGCGAAAGCGCTGAAGTCACTTTCTTGCGAAGCGAATGTCGGTAATCTGGGCGTTTTCCTGTTCGACGAGAATGGCCGTATCGAGGCTATCAAGGGAGCAGCCGACGGCGAGTACTATCCTATCCCTATCCGTTCGTTCTTTGTTGGGTCAAAGATTCACGGGAACTACGACGCGAAGGATAGCAACGTCATTCAGTGGTCGTACCCGGACAATTATTCCGACGACCTCGTGATCCTAACTCCCACGGATTTCAACCCGCTCACCGACCTGCAAAACGCCGAGTAAGGATGAACGCCAAGACAACGACGGTGACGTTGGTTGTCGGCAACGTTACCAGAGATTTCGAGCTGACGCACGCCGAGCGCCTGTTGAGGATGCCGAGGAACGGCGGCTGGAAATTACCGGAAAATTCTAAATTCGAGTTTGTGAATCATGCCTTACGACGTCGGTCAGATAAGAAAAGAGATAGCGGAAAATAAGAAGGCCGCGACGATTAGCCGTGCGAGACTGCACCAGATGCGTATCAAGTTTCACACGGTTAAGAGGGTCACGTCATTCAACGCTCCGTATATCTCCGTCCCGCTGACGCAATTCTTGGCGATGGCCGAGAATATCTTGCCGCATGACAAATTCGTATTGTTCAAGGCATTGTTCCGTTATCCCGTTAAGACAAACGAGATAACGGGCATTTGCTTTGACAAGTTAAGCAGGATTTTCGACGGTCGTAATCCGGCGTTTAATTACCAGTTCGCCAACTCGGAGGATCGTGACGATTGGGAGGATTACCGCTTGACGAAACTCAACGAGCCGGAGGTCTGGGCGACTAAAGGCTGGGAATTTTTCAAGTCGGAGATAAATTCCGTACTGATTGTTGACGTGGCCAGAGAGCAACGGACGGAAAGGCCGGAGCCGTATTTCTATTGGCTTCCAATCGATGATGTCATAACGTACAAGGCCAATGCGATCACGGGCGTTATGGATTTTATCGTTTTCCGTCGCCGGGATGAGATTGTCGTTCTGGATGATTCCTCGTATCGGGTATGGCGTGACGAGAAAAGGACGGGAAGGATCGACGGCGCTCCGATTGTGGAGGCGGCGCACGATCTTGGGTATTGCCCCGCCCGTTTCTTCTGGGATCAGCCGCTTTCGTTGGATGAGCCGGACGTGAAGGCTTCGCCTTTGTCTGGGGAGCTCGAAAGCCTCGATTGGTTTGAGTTTTTCCACATCTCAAAAAGGCAGCTCGATCTAATGGGGGCGTATCCTATCCTGTCCGGCTATGAGCAAAGTTGCGATTTCTCCAATGCCGAGAATGGCGATTATTGCGACGGTGGTTTTTTGAGGGACAAACAAGGCCGTTATCGGCTGGATGCCGCCGGATTACTTCTACGTTGCCCGAAGTGCGGTAACAAGAGGATAATCGGGGCGGGATCATTTGTCGAAGTTCCCGTGCCGAACGCCGAGGAGAATCAGCCGGACTTGCGTAATCCCGTCCAGATGTTGACCGTTGACCGCGACTCGCTCGATTATAACGTCGAGGAAGAGAAGCGACTGCGTGATGACATCATAACCGCAGTGGTAGGACAGGACGAGATCGTGACGAACAGGGACGCTTACAACGAGCAGCAAGTGCAGGCGAACTTCGAGAGCGTTACGACGGTGCTTAATCGTGTCAAGAAAGGCTTCGAGGCCGCGCAACAATGGGTGGACGAGACTGTCTGCAAATTGCGATACGGACGCTATTTCCTGTCGGCTAAAATCAATTACGGAACGGAGTTCTATCTTTATTCCGTGGATGAGTTAAGACGCAGGTACAAGGCGGCCAAGGAAGCGGGAGCGTCCGAGAGCGAGCTTGACATGATGCAGAACCAGATCATACAAACGGAATATCGTAACGATCCGATGCAGTTGCGGCGTATGTTGATCCTGTCCGAGCTGGAGCCGTTGCGCCATTTGTCGAGGGGCGAGGTCACGGATTTATATTCCCGTGGTCTTGTTTCCGATCTCGATTTGCGGATTAAATTAAATTTTCCGAGCTTTGTACGTCGTTTCGAGCGGGAGAACATGAATATACTTGACTTCGGTTCTGAAACGTCCTACGAGCGGAAAATAGAGGCTATAACGGCCGAGTTGCGGAGATATGCCGCCGAGCAGATTCCCGCCCCGGCATTAACTTAAAAATTTTTGTTTTTTATGATTACCAAAGAAGGGCGAGACTTGCCAGTCGAAAAACTGACTCCCGAAAATTACATCGTTCCGAAGGGAGAGGAACGTTTTTATCATGTCGTTATCGAGGTCAGACAGTTTGACCCAAAGACCGGGAAACGTATATCACGTCCCCGTGTCCAGAAGTTCGGCAAGAAGATGTTCGAGGCGCACATTCAAGCGTCGCTTCGCAAACAGGGTTACGACATTGTCGTCTTGCATAACCCGAACGAATGGCTGAAAGAGAACCAAGCCAAGGCAGCGCAAGCAGCCAAGGAACAGGCGGAGGCGAAAGCCAAGGCCGAACAGGAAAAATTCGACGCGGCCGTTGCCGCTGCCGTGGCAAAGGCTCTCGCAGAGCGCGAACAGGCCAAAAAGCCGAAAAGTGGCAAGAAACAAGAAAACGAATAATAACTTTCTAAAAATCAAAAGCTATGGCACAAATCGCACAACAGGATCATCTGTTTATTGAGGTTTCCGCGTTGGGGACTTTTACCGACGCCCAAAAGGCAAAGTTGGTCGAATGTTACAAAGCCGGAACAATCCTTGATGTCGTGCAACGCGCGGCAACCGGCGTTTCTAAGTGTATTTCCGCATCATACGCGGATGTTAGCACGACCCGCACGTACACGTTTGTTTTCGGCGGCGCAACCTTGCAAAGCGTTACAGCCACGGAAACTATTTCCGCATAACGTCTGGTTGGGAGATACGATAAAAGACACGAAAAATCAAAGGGAAAGATTATGGCACTAACTACCGAAATTTTGAAAGCCAACGCCGCAACGGCTGGACTTTCGGACGAGCAGATCAAGGCGGTCGTCGAGATGTCAGTTAATGATGAGGCGACTGTTATCGGGCAGAAAACCGGGGAAATTTATGGGGGCTTGGACGCTGACATTTTGGCGGCATCCGGGATCGCCAAGAATGGAACGGAGAAAACCTACGACTACGCCAAAAGGGTTATCGGCGAGGTCAAGAGCAAGGCGGACGGGGCGCAGTCCCAAATAGCCGAACTCTCGAGGGAAAAGACAAGGCTCGAAAAGGCTCTCGCCGAGGGTGGCTCGGATGCGGAGACGAGGAAGGCGTTGAACAAGGCGAACGCCGATCTGGCGAACGTGACCAAGGAATACGCCGACTTGAAAACGAAGTACGACAACGCCGAGGTCGAACACCAGAAGGCGATCTTCGACATGAAGATTGACGGGGAGTTCTCGAAGGCTTCAGCGGGGATCAAGTTTAAGGCTGACTTGCCCGCTTCCGTCACTTCCGTTTTGCTCTCGCAGGCTATCGCCAAGGTCAAGGGGATGAATCCCGAATATATTGACGACGGTAATGGCGGGAAAGTTTTGGCTTTCAACGAGAACGGTACTACGATGCGTAACCCGGAAAATAACTTGCGGCCTTATACCGCATCCGAGCTGATTTCGAAGGAACTCAAGACGATGGGCGTTCTGGAGGAAGGACGGAAGCAGACCGGAGCGGGGTCGAAAGAGATTCTGGGCGGTGGTTCTGGAGCCGGGGGAGTTGACATTTCCGGAGCGAGGACGCAGGACGAGGCGCAGGAAATGATCGCTAAGGAACTGATGCGCCAGGGAAAGGTCAACGGCTCTAAAGAGTTCGCCGAGGCTATGGCCGAGGCATGGAAAGCGAACAAAGAGATAATCAAGGCTTTGCCGCTTAGATAAGATAATTATTTATTTAACCGGGTAAAGGGTCAATCCGGCAATCGTCAACAATTAAAAACAGTTTCGAATTATGTCACTTGTAGCAACACGTTTGCAGAATTGGAGGGTCGAGAATCCGGAGTTTGACCGTAATATGGCCCGCCCGCTGGAGTATGGCGCGCTCGATTTCTTTATCGAGCAGACCAACGCCTCGAACTCAATCATTAACCCGAACCTGCGTGACCGCGCTTTCGAGAGTATCGGAAATACGGTGCAGGTTCCCGTAATTAACTATGACGGCGACGTGACCGTGTCCAACGTCAGGTCTTGCGTTATCGCGGACGACGAGAACACTTCCGCGCTCTACACCGTGAACTGGGTCACTTTGGCTGTCGGCTTCACGATGGTTCCGCAGTTGTACCGCAACAACGAGATTTCCTACGAGCATGACTTCGCCCGTAAGATGGAGAAGATTTGCCGCGCTCTCGCAACCGAGATGGACAAGCTCGCTATCGCCGCACTTGAGGCGAACAAGACGCAGGTCTTGGCGGATGCCTTGTATTACACCGTTACCGCCAACTCCGTGCAGATTCCTTGGATCGCCCGCATGGAGTTCTTGTCGGACATGAACGCCATGATGAGGGCGAACGCCTATCCCGGTCTGATCCACGTTATCGGAGGCGCTGGCTTCGATAGCATGGTTCGCAAGATGGCCGAGCACGACATCTACAACGACGTTAACAAGCGTCTGGAGTACGACAACAAGGTGTTCCATTACACGAACAATATCGTCAACGAGAGCGGCATTTTCGCCACGGGTTACATCGTTGAGGATGGTAACGTCGGAGTTCTGACAAGGGTCGATCGTGAGGCTCTTGCCCGCACCCGCGCCAACTTCCACGAGTGGGACGTGGTTCGCCTTCCTTTCATCGACCTGCCTGTCGGTTCGCACTTCTACACCGCGGTCGGTGACCAGAGCGCTATCGCCGGGGATGCCTCCGCCGATATGGTTTGCAATGTCAAGGAGTATTACGGCTTCAGCGTTGACGTGGCCTTCCTTGTGGCCTACAATTCTAATCCCGAGACAGTCGCTAATCCGATTATCAAGGTCGAGGTCGCCACTCCGGGCACCGCTAATCCTTTCGCCGCCCCTGTCGAGGTCGTGAACGGTACGGACAATCCGGTTAACACGCTTGAGGTCACGCCTTAATTTCGGGCACATTCGAAAACATTATTTCGCGGGGACGGGTCGAATTAACCCCGTCCCCGTTTTCCATTTGTAAAGGATTTTGACACGTCCGGCAAACCTGTAAAGAAATACGAATTTTTATGATACGTTTACGAGATATTCAAACGGCCTTGCTGCCCGTGGTAGGCTGGGAGCAGGATTACAACCCCGAAAAGCATATCGATGAGGCGTTATGTCAGAGCGAGAGCGGGCTGACGTTTCAAGGGGCGCACCCGCTTTGTACGTTGGAGAATGTCCGGTCAATAATGCCGGACGATTACCTTTTCCGTTATCGCCAATGGGATGGACAAACGGCATACGTTACCGGGGACAAAGTTCGCAACGGGGCGAAAGTTTGGAAAGCCGTGTCGGACAATACGGGCTCGGAGCCGGTTGACGGCAGCGCCGATTGGGAGGTTTACGACATGGTTTCCGATTATGTCCGGCAGTTGACGTTGAACGGGATAAATACCGCAGTCCAGACGTTTATCAAAGACAAACAGTTGCAACAGGAGACACGCAACCTTATGGAGCGCAGGACGTTTTTTGACGGAGCTGCCAGATTGCAGGCCACGATCGAGCCGAGGGGAAAGATTGTCGGGTTCGAGATTGTCCCGGTTAGGTCTATGGGAGTGACCACGAAGATCGAGCGGATAGGGTTGCAGATGGTAGGAGGCACGGGAACGGTTAGGCTTTATTTGTTCCATTCCTCGCAGGTAGCCCCGATGAGGGTTATCGACTTGGAGTTCACGAACAGGAGCGGGGGCTTTCAGTGGTTCACGCCAGCCGAGCCGATTTATTTGCCTTATATTCCCGGAAGCGACGGGGAGGGCAACGATTCCGGCGGGGCTTGGTTCTTGTGCTATAACCAGAACGAATTGCCGGAGGGGATGCAAGCGTTAAACGTGTCGAAAGATTGGTCGGTCGAACCCTGTCAGACCTGCCTCGGAGGGTCGATTGAATCTTGGCGGCAAATGACGAAATATTTGCAGGTTTCCCCGTTCGGGATTCAAGCCCCTGCGGACTTCGCCGAATATCCCGAAATGTTCGATATTGGCTTGGTGGGCTACACGAACACGATGAATTACGGGCTGAATTGCGAGATTTCGGTCGGTTGCGATCTTACTGACTTTATTATCTCGCAGAGGCAGATTTTCGCCACGGTGATCCAGAAACAGGTAGCCGCGACGGTCTTGCGGACTATCGCCATGAATCCAGACGTTCGCGTCAATCGTAACCAAGTCAACGTGACAAGGGACGAACTATTGTACGAGCTGGACGGAGCGCCGACGGGGAGGGCTTCCGGGCTTGGGTATGAGCTTAAACAGGCGTATCGGGCTTTGTCCCTTGACACGAGGGGGCTTGACCGAATTTGCTTGACTTGCAACAATCACGGAGTACAATATCGCACGGTTTGAAAAAAAACGGCTTCTGACGGGCATTTGCCATGCGGGATGATAAATTACTCATCTTTTTGGGGAAATGCCCGGAAAACGCCGGAAAATAGCCAAAATCGGGACGTATGGGAATACTTGAGGACTTGAGGTTGCGTGTGGGGGCAATAGAGACGGGACTTCGTACCGGGGAAATGATCCGGGACGTGGTCGTGCGGCATCCCGACGATATTCTGGAGTTGCAAAGGCGGCAACTCTTCGAGGGCAAGGCTTCCAACGGGGAGGACATCCGCCCGTATTATTCCGAGGACTTGAAGCCATCGGGGTATTTCCATTCGGTCGAATCAGCTGGACGATACGCCGCTTGGAAGCAGAGCGGCATTAACTATCCCTATTCGGCAAGACGTAACCCGGACGCGCCGAACCTGTATATTAACGGCAAATTCCATGATGAGTTGGGGGTTCGGTTCGGGACGACTAACGTGGGGATAGTCCCGACAACGCCGTACGCGTCTGGGATTATGGCCAAATATGGGATAAATACCTTCGGCTTGATGATGTCGAATTGGCTCGCTATCTTTACGGAGCGTAATGCTTACAACGAATTGATGTTAGTTATTAAAACGAGATTATATGTCTAATATTAACGCACCCGTCATCGCTGACGCTGTGATGCTGGACAAGGTTATCGGGGAGATACAACAAGCGCTCGTCGATAATATCCCTTGGATGGACGCGGCGTTCGGTCGCTCGCAGAGATTGACGAAAAGGATAAACGGCAATAGCGTGATAACTCCGAACGTTTATTGCGGCGGCTGGAACGGCCACGGGGAGAATGATTATATCGAGGTTTCCCCGGATAGCAAGATAGGCAATTTCGCGTTTTTCGAGGTGGACGACCCGGAGACGATTGACGCGGGGCCGTGGGCGAGGGAGATAACCGCCCCGTTCGCGCTGATTGTCTGGTTCGACCTGTGGAGGGTCTTCGGTGTTGAGGACAATCGCAACACGGAATTGCTAAAGGCGCAAATCTTGAGACTATTGAGCGGACGGGACGGCTGGGTCTTGAGGGGTGGCCGTGTGACCATTAACCAAATTTATGAGAGAGCGGAAAACATCTATCGGGGGTACACTCTTTCGGAGGTCGATAATCAGTACCTTATGCACCCGTTCGGGGGATTCCGTTTCGAGGGCACGTTACAATTTTCGGAATTATGCTTGGAATAATGGAGTTCGTTTGTTGGGTGGTGGTCGTGGCCTTGGTCGCCGCCTTTGTTCTGGGGCTGGCCGTGAAGTGGGGTTGGCTCGAATGGTTGCAGGTTCACGCCCCGAATGATTTCTTTGCGAAGTTGCTGAATTGTAAATTTTGCTGCTCGTTCTGGGTCGGACTCATTATTTCGCTAACTTTGCTTGCGGTGACTGCGCATTGGTCTTTATTGGCCGTGCCGTTTTGCTCGACGATAATAACGAGGGAATTATGGTAAAAATGCAGATAGGAACGCACGAGGTCGAGGTCTATGATTCGATAGACGCTTTGCCTGTCGTGCGTTTCCACAAATACCAAAAGTCGTTGCTCGTGGATGCCGGGGTCGGCTCTGATATGGCGGCTTTCGACCAGAGGATAGAGCGGGCAAGACGTTATTTATTGACCGGGGATAACGAGAAAGCGGCGCGGGAGTTGGAAAACTTGCGACAGGCCGTTTTTCTGATCCAGAATGAGGTCGATACAAACCTTCTATCTTTCGCGGCTTTGGTGGCTTCCGTTGACGGGGTAGCGTGTGACGATTTGTCTGATGATGGTCTGCGAAAGGTCTGCGGTATGCTGGCAGACGCTCCGGCAGGGGAAGTGACCGCCTCGCTTGGGGTGGTCAAAAAAAAAATAGACGATGAATTGCAACTATATTTCCCGGCCATATTCAACGACGCGAGCGTCAAGGAATATTACGACATTTTGAGACGGAGAGCGTTGGCGATCTTGGACGGGATCGTAAGAGGGGAAGACAGGCCGGGAGAGACGGCGGAGGTGGACAGGTTGACGACCGCGCTGATAACTTACTCGAAGCCGCAACTATTCTCTGGCCCGGAGGGCGTGGAAGTACAATTCGACAGACAGTTCGAGAACTTGTGCCTCGTTTTGTCGGAGCAAGTGCACGTCAGTCCGAAAAAATATACGGTTCTGGAGTTTTACAACGCTTTCGATTTTGTCAGAGAGAGGGCGAGAGAAGTCGAGAAAGGCAAAAAACGGGCGGTATAACGGACTTTTGTTTTTGAGATAAGGAATTTATCATTTTGAAAATAAAACGCTGAATACGGCGGTTTTTACAAAAAATAACTTACGAACATGGATAATCCGAACCCGATTTATTATCGTGACTTGATTACGCCGGACAATTCGATCACGACCCTTATATCGCAACTTGACGCTTTGATAGCCAAATACAATTCGGCGAAAAGCGAGATTCAAGGAGCGGCGGCGGAGGCGGCAAAGAGTATGCAGAACCTTTCCGGGGCTACCGACGCGCAACGTCAGTCGATAACCAGCCTTGCCACGGAGTCGGACAAGTTGGCCGCTCATTATGCGAAGTATAACAAAGAGGAGCGGGAGGCGTATCGTCAGAAGCAGTCGATAATACAGGCCACGAAGGAGCAGCAACGAATCGACAAATTGTTGGTCGAGATTAACAACTCGGCGGAGGGGTCGTATAAAAGACTGTCGGCGCAATATAGGCTGAACAAAATCCGGCTTAATGAAATGACCGCCGAGCAGAGGCGCAGCACGGAGGCCGGGCGCAAACTTGAGACGGAGACGAGACTGATGTACGAGGAAATGTCCCGCTTGCAGAAAGCGACGGGCAAGTACACGCTTGAGGTCGGCCATTACGAGAACGCTTTGCGGGCTTTGCCGGGGCCGATTGGTCAAGTGGTCTCCGGGTTCTCGAATATGCGGGGACAGTTAGGGGCGATAGCTGGTTCCGGCTTGCCTTTGGGGGCGAAAGCCTTGCAGGGGTTCACGACAATTCTGACGGGTACGGTAGGGATGCTGATGTTATTCGTCAGGCATCTTACGGGATCGGCGAAGACCTTGAGAGAGTTCGAGCAGGCGAACGCCGATTTGTCCACAATCCTCGGAGTTAACCGGAAGGATATGCAGGGCTTGGTCGATTCGGCTTTGGCGCTGGGACGATCCACGGAATACACGGCGAGCCAAGTGACGCAGTTGCAGACGGAGCTGGCTAAACTCGGCTTCGGACAGGGGTCAATTATGGCGATGCAGAAGTCAGTCTTGCAATTCGCCACGGCGGTAGGGGCTAATCTGGGAGAAGCGGCGAGCGTGGCCGGATCGACCTTGAGGGCGTTCAATCTGACGAGCGCCGACACGGAAGATGTCCTCGCAACTTTGGCGGTGGCGACAAATAATTCCGCATTGTCGTTTGCGAGAATCCAAGACAGTATCGGCACGGTGTTTCCTGTGGCCAACGCTTTCGGTTTGACCGTAAAAGACACGACCGCTTTATTGGGTGCTTTGGCGAATGCCGGATTCGACGCTTCCAGCGCTGCCACGGCCACGAGAAATATAATACTTAATCTTTCGGATGCGAGCGGCAAGTTGGCGCAACGGCTTGGGGGCAGCGTCCGAACATTTGATGAGATTTTCGAGGCTTTGATCAAGTTGCGGGATTCCGGGATCGACTTGAGCGAGGCGCTTGAATTGACGGACAAACGTAGCGTTGCCGCTTTCTCGGCCTTCCTGTCCGGGGCTGAATCCACGAGGGAATTAAGGGCGAGCCTTGAGGACGTTTCCGGGGAGTTGGAGCGCATCGAGAAAGAGCGGCTGAATACGGTCGAGGGTTCGACGAAATTACTTAAATCGGCGTGGGAAGGTCTTACGCTCGCATTCCAAGAATCGCAGGGGACGATTAAAGACACGATTGATTGGCTGACGAAGTTAATCGGGGAGGTGCAAAGACTGTTATTCCCAACGCAGACAATTACGAGCGAGTGGGCGGACAAGTATCTTGCGGATTTCCAATATATCGCCAAGAATATTTCCACGGAGGCGGCGAAAGCGACTTTGGAAGGTGCGGGGGATCAAGCGCTCCGGGAATATTTGCAAGCGCGGGAAGACCTCGAAAACGCCTCGATGTTCAATGCTGGTAAACGTGCGAAAGCGGAGGAGGATGCGGAGCGGAAATATCAAGGATTCCTAAAGGCCCGCCAGACTTTTCTCGACCAGATAGCCAACGAGGAACAGGAGCGGGAGAAGCAAAGACAGTCGCAGCAGGCCGAGGCGGAACAAAAACAAGCGGAAGCCGATAAAAAGGCTTTGGCGGCGGCGAAGAAAGCGGCGGAACAGGCGAAAAAGCAGAGGATTGCCGACAGGAGGGCGGTCGTTGAGTCGATAAACTTGGAGATAGCCGCCACGGAAGCCGGGACGGATAAGATGCTGCAACTTCGTTTGGATAAGGTCGACGCCCAACGGCAGTTGGAATTGGAGCAGAATCGGCAAAAAACGGAGTCAGAACGGCAAGACGAGGCGGCGATTAATGCCAAGTATGACCGGGAGAGAATCGAGGCGCAGAAGGCGTTTAACGCAGAAGTGGCGAAAATGAATGTCCAGAGATTGCAAGCGGAGCAGCAAGCGATCCAGCTACAAATAGCCATAACCGAGGACGGGACGGACGAGATGCTACAATTAAGGCTCGATAATATCGAGAAGCAGCGGCAAATCGAGATCGAGCAGAACAGGCAGAAGGCCGAGAGCGTCAGACAGGACGAGGCGGCGATTAACGCCAAATACGACCGAATGTCTTTGCGTGAATCAGCCGAGTTTAATAACAAGCTGGCGCAACGGGATATGGAAGCGGCAAGGGAACTCGCCCAAGCGGAGTTCGATTTGCTGGACAAAAACGAACGGCAAAAGACTTTGTTCCGGCTGCGACAGGAGCGGAAGCGTCTGGAGGATATATTAAAACTAAACGAGACGGCCATGAATAAAATGACCGATGACGAGATAAATGCGATAAAAGCTAAGATCGACGGCCTCAAAAAAGAAGAATCCCGTCTCGGTTACAAGAATATATACGAGCTTCTTGGATTAAATGTCGACCCGGAGCAGCAAGACGCGCTGCGGACAGCCTTTGATTCGGTCAAGGGCTCGCTCTCGGAGATTGCTGACGCATGGATGGCGGCTGCGGACGCGGCGGTAGCTGCCGCCGATAAACAGAGATCGGA